AAATCAAAGCTAGTGGAAAGGGCGGTCGCCCTGGTCAGTGGTCTGCGCGTAAAGCGCAGATGCTGGCGAAGCGTTACAAAGAATCTGGTGGCGGGTATAGAGACTAATGCCTCTTAAAAAATCTCAAAAGTCCCTGAAGAAGTGGACTAAACAAGAGTGGGGCACTAAATCAGGTAAACCGTCTACACAAGGAAAGAAGGCGACAGGTGAGAGGTATCTCCCGAAAAAGGCTAGAGAGGCTCTATCAGACAAGGAGTACGCTGCCACTTCCCGAAAGAAACGGGCAGACACAAAGAAAGGAAAGCAGCACTCCAAGCAGCCTAAGAAAATAGCCAAGAAGACAGCGAGGCATCGTAAGTGAGTTTGACTGATGCTGAGAAAAATAGGCTCAAAAAGGTCGGCCTGACTGGGCTGAACAAAGTTAAGAGAACACCAAAGCATCCCACGAAGAAAGCAGTGGTCGCTGTCAGGGATGGCGAGAAGATGAAGATCATACGCTTTGGTGATCAGAAGATGGGCCACAACTATTCCAAAGAAGCTCGTAAGAGTTTCAAAGCCAGACACGCCAAGAACATAGCCAAGGGGCCAACAAGTGCTGCCTACTGGGCGAACAAGACTTTCTGGAGTGGCCCTAGCGGTAGCAAGAAAAGTCCTCCTAAATCTCAAAAGCAAAAGTTTGGGAAGAAGTAATGCCGATCAGCAGAGCGCAAATGAAGAAGCAGATCAGCAGTTCGCCAGCCAAGAAGAAAAAGCAGGCCAAGGTGAAGAAGGTGATGAAAGAGTTCAAAGAGGGCAAGCTGAAGTCTGGCGGCTCTGGTAAGAAAGTAAAGAATCGAAAGCAGGCTATCGCTATCGCTTTGAACGAAGCAGGTGTTAGCAAGAAGAAGCGAAAGGCTAGGAGGCCGTAGTGGCTACGAGCGGCACGTTTACATTCAATCTAGACCTTTCCGATGCTATGGAAGAGGCGTTTGAACGTGCTGGGCTAGAGCTTCGTAGTGGATACGATTACAAGACGGCGCGACGAAGTATCAACCTGATGATGCTTGAGTGGCAAAATAGAGGCTTGAATCTTTGGTCTGTGGAGTTCGCAACCCAAGCTCTGACTGCGGGATCGAATCAATATCAGTTGGACGGTAAGGTTCTTGATATTGTCGAGGCGTTTGTAAGAACAGATGCTGGGGAACAAAACTCTCAGTTTGATCAATCGATGACTCGTATTTCAGTCAGTCAATACTCAAATCTTTCTAATAAGCTTACTCGAAGCAAACCGCTACAGTATTACGTTGAAAAGAATTTTGACTCAATCACGATTAATCTTTGGCCCACCCCTGATGATCAAGAGACGTATCAGTTTGGATACTACTATATGGAAAGGGTAGAAGATGCAGGAAGCCCAGCGTCTAACAATATAGACGTGCCAGCTAGATTTCTGCCGTGCTTGGTTAGCGGTTTGTCCTATCAACTCAGCCTTAAATACCCAGCGGCAGGCGCTAGATCGCAAGCCTTAAAGGCAGATTATGAAGAGCAGTGGAAGCTTGCAAGCGACTCGGATCGCAACAAGGCATCACTTTACGTTGCACCAGGAGGTTATTCGTTTTGAGTGCTTACACTAAGGGCAAGTATGCGTTTGGATATTGTGACCTGACAGGGTTCCGTTATCCTCTGAAAGATCTGGTTCCTGAGATAGTCAATCAAAGACCCACAGGGTTTTTGGTCGGTCGAGATGTAGTAGATCCAGATCAGCCACAGCTTCAGCTAGGAAGGCTAAAAGTGGATGATCCCAAGGCTCTGCGTAATCCAAGACCAGATCGGGGTCTGGAAGATAGTAGGGTGCTAGGGTCTTTTAACCCCGTAGGCCAAGTGGGTCTAGACTGTGTTGGTCACGTCGGCAAAGTTACGGTGATAACAAGCTAATGGCTTTCACGTTCACCACGCTAAAACAAGCGATACAAGACTATCTTGAGACAGATGAGACAACACTTGTTACCAATCTACCCACAATTATCACGCAATCAGAAGAGCGCATACTGAAGGCGGTACAGCTACCAAACTTCAGGAAGAATGTTACGGGCACGACCACACAGTCGAACAGTTATTTAGAGACACCGTCTGATTTTCTTTCGCCTTACTCTCTGGCTGTTGATAACAGCGGGTATGAATATTTGTTGTTCAAGGATGTGAACTTCATTCGTCAAGCGTATCCGTCTGAGTCGGCGACTGGGGTGCCTAAGCATTATGCTTTGTTCGATGACACGACTTTTATACTTGGGCCAACGCCCAACGCGAATTTGACTGTCGAGTTGCACTATTTCTACGAACCAGAGTCTATTACCGTTTCTTCTGCTGGTACTAGCTGGTTGGGTTCAAACGCAGAAAACGCTTTGCTGTATGGGTGCCTAGTGGAGGCATATACCTTTATCAAGGGTGAGCCTGATCTTATGCAGCTTTACCAAGCTAGATATGATGCTGCCATGCAGGAACTGATTGCTCTCGGTGAGGGTTATAGCACGACAGACAGTTATCGAGCAGGTGCAGTAAGGTCTGCAAGATGACAGCAGTAGGTCATGTCGGGACTGTACTAGTTGCAACCACAGATAACGGAGGGCACGACGCAGAGTTTTGGACAGACGCAGCGACAAAAAGAATCGTGAGCGTTGGAGAAAATACGCATCCTTTGATCAAGGAGCAGGCGTTGGCGTTTCAAGATCACATACATAATGTAGTTGGATATTACATACGAGAAGCGATCAAGAGTGATCGAGCAACTTTAGCCGCAGAAGTTGAAGCTCAAGGGCAACCTGATTTGGCTAAAATCATACGGAGACTTACATGAGCATCACATCTGCACTTTGCACGTCATTCAAGCAAGAGATACTAGTGGGCACTCACAACTTCACTGCTAGTTCTGGCAATAGCTTCAAGCTCGCTTTGTACACAAGCTCAGCGACGTTGAATGCAAGTACGACCGCATACACAACCTCGAATGAAGTGTCAGGAACAGGGTACACGGCGGCAGGCGCAGCGTTAACAAGTGTGACGCCTACAACATCAGGCACGACGGCGTTTTGTGATTTTGCTGATCTTACATTCAGTTCGAGCACGATTACGGCAAACGGCGCTCTGATCTACAACGACACCCAATCAGACAAAGCTGTTTGTACCTTGGCTTTTGGCGGTGACAAAACTAGCACCGCTGGAGACTTCACGATTCAGTTTCCGACTGCCGATGCAAGTAACGCAATCATCCGTATTGCATAGGTTGTGGCAAATGTCACTGGTTGGGGTAGAGGTACTTGGGGCGAAGGTGCTTGGAATGAAGAGGCTCCTGTTGCCGTTACGGGCCAAGAAGGAACGGGAGCGGTTGGATCGGTTACGGTCTCCGCAGACTCAAATGTTTCTGTCACAGGCGTTTCAGGAACGTCGGCGGTCGGTTCCGTATCTATCGTTGAGGGATCGGGTGTTACGGTATCTGTCACAGGTGTGGGAGGAACTGGAGCAGTCGGATCTGAGTCCGTCTCGGCTGATGCGAATGTTAGTGTCACGGGGCTTGCTGGGACAAGTGCGCTCGGCACGATATCAATCAGAACGGTTAATAACGTCCCTGTTGACGGCGTTCAAGCGACTGGGAGGATCGGTTCTGTATCGGTTGTCGGAAATTGCACCGTGGCTGTCACTGGTGTTTCTGGTACTGGTGCGACTGGTGCGACAAATGTTTGGGGGCTTGTCATACCTGGTCAAACAACAACCTACTCGTCTGTCTCGGACAGTCAGACAGCAAGCTGGTCAAGCGTTTCAGACAGTCAAACAGCAAGCTGGTCAGATGTTTCAGATAGTCAAACACCAAGCTATTCTGCTGTATCGAAGGATCAGACAGCAAACTGGGAAGAGGTAGCCTAATGGTTCGCAAGGTGAACAAAGTTATCAAGGGTTTAGAGAAAGCCTCTAAGACTCACAAGAAGCAAGCCGAAACGCTGAAGAAGCATGTCGCTTCGATGAAGAAGCCTAAGCCTAAGACGAAAAGTCGGAGAAAGTAAATGGCAGTTTATACCAATGACCTACGCCTAAAAGAGATCGCTACCGGCGACGAGGCAGGCACCTGGGGAACCAGTACGAATACAAATTTGGAGCTAGTTGCAGAGGCATTTAGTTTTGGTACGGAAGCTATTACGACGAATGCTGACACCCACACTACTACTATTGCCGATGGTTCTACTGATCCCGGCAGGTCAATCTATTTGCAATACACCGGCACCCTCGATAGCACTTGCACCATAACCATAGGCCCAAACACGGTCAGCAAGCTTTGGTTCATTGAGAACGCCACCAGCGGCTCGCAAGACATCATTATCAAGCAAGGCTCTGGCGCTACGGTCACCGTGCCTAACGGTCAAGTTAAAGCTATTTATTCTGATGGCGCTGGCTCCGGCGGTAAGATGGTCGATGCGTTTACTAATCTGCATGTCAACGGCTTGACTAGTGAGGTAACTGGCAATGATGCGGCGCTCACGGTTATTTCAACAGATGCGGATGCTTCGGTTGGCCCTCTTGTTAACTTCAAAAGAGAATCAGGTTCTCCAGCAGATAGCGATGTGTTGGGCAGACTTCAATATCTAGGAATAAACGACGCTTCTGAAGATGTTACTTACGCTCAAATAGACACGATAATTGAAGATGCGTCAGATGGAACAGAGGACGCTCAGGTTAGGTTCAGATCAATAAGTGCGGGTACGATGAGAAGCCGAATGGAATTCTTAGGCGCTGAAACCGTATTTAACGAAGCTTCTCAAGACATCGACTTCCGTATTGAAACCGATGGAGCAGCCAATAAGTTTTTTGTTGATGGTGGCAACAATGTAGTTGTAATAGGCAACAACGCTCCTGTTAGTTCGGTGTCGGTTGATTCAACCTTTGAAATACAAGGCAACAGTAATGCTAATGCCGGTATGTCAATTAACCGTTATACGAGTAACAATTCTGGGCCATACATAAATTTTTCAAAATCAAGATCCACTAGCGTTGGGGATAATTTCACCATTGTGCAAGATGGCGATACCCTTGGACGAGTTTCGTTTGTAGCTGCCGATGGCGTTGATTTTGCTCACCAAGCAGCAAAAATCGTAGGATCTTTAGATGGAACTCCCGGTGAAAACGATGTGCCGGGAAGGCTTGAATTTCACACTACTCCTGATGGTAGCAACTCAACCTCCGAGAGGATGAGAATAACGGAGGGAGGTGATCTTTTATATAACACCACCACAGACTATGGCGGCAAGGTAAATATCAAATCCGATGCAAGTGGGAGTGCACAATCGGCTCTTGCTCTAGTCTCGACCTTAGCTTCAAACGCAGATGGCCCGATTTTAGATTTAAATAGGCAAACCGCCTCTCCTGCCGATAATGACAACACGGGTCTTATAAGATTCAAGTCTACTAATAGTGCAGACGAAACCGTTGCCTATGCAGAAATAGATACCTTCACTCAAGATGTGACTGATGGAACTGAAGACGGAATGATCCGTCTCAGGACAATTTTGGCTGGAACTCTTAGATCAAGAATAGAATTCGATCAAACAGAAACAGTCATCAACGAAGACAGCGTAGACCTCGACTTTCGGGTTGAAAGTAACGGAAGCACCAAAAAGTTTTTTGTTGATGGCGGCGAAAATGTTGTTTGTATAAATACAGATTCTCCAAGAGGCATTGCTTCGACCAGTAACCGACAATTTCAAATGGAAGGTACGAGTGGGGTTTCTTCCAGTTTCTCAATAACAAGAAACCAAGGTAGCAGTGGTGGCCCCGGTATATTTTTTGGTAAGACCAGAGGCTCTACCTTTGGAGACAACACGATTGTACAAGATGGAGATGCTTTAGGAACTATCGGGTTTGCAGCAGCAGATGGCACAAATGTGGAGCATCAATCAGCAAAAATTGATTCTTTAGTGGATGGAACACCCGGAGAAAACGATGTTCCCGGCAACCTTCGATTCCATACTACACCTGATGGCTCTACTACTCTGAACGAGAGGATGAGAATAGATGAATCAGGTAATCTTCATTACAACACTACTACTGACTTCGGCGGCAAGGTAAACATTGCTCGGGCCGACAACAGCACGACTCTTGCTCTTGTCTGTACCGACGCTGATGCTTCTGATGGCCCGATCTTAGATTTTATTCGTGATTCAGCTTCTCCTTCGACTTCAGATGACATAGCTCATATCAAATTCAAAGCAAATGACAGTGCTGGCAATAGAGATACATTTGCGAATATTGAAGTATTTTCTACAGGAGTTACGAGCGGTAACGAATCAGCTACTATACAGATTAGAAGTTTAGTGGGGGGCACTGAGCTTCAGCGATTAAAGTTTTCCAGCACAGAAGCGACTTTTAACGAAGAAGGCGCTGACCTAGATTTTCGTGTTGAGTCAGGCAGTTCTACGCATTGTTTGTTTGTAAATGCAGGAACCAACAAGGT